ATGTTAACAGGCTTTAACAAATGAATTGAATAGCTATGAGCCTGTTTGGCTTAATCTCGTGACCCGTATCGCGTTCAAATCCTTGCGATAATAGTTTATATGGCTGAGAGGCTCAGAACAGGTTAGGAAATGTTAGATTGAGCCACGGAGCCACTCTGGTACCACAATCATTCTGGCCAGAACAGGTTAGGAAATGTTAGATTGAGTCACGGAGCCACTCTGGCCAGAGCCGGCTTACAGCCACGGAGCCACTCTGGCCAGAGTGGCTCACAGCCACACAGGAATTGAGCCACAATTCTTAACGTAAATTTAACATTTCCTAACTCGCTGTATTTCGCCATATTGAAGTTTATTGTACGTGCTACTTGGCTAACTGCCAGAATGTTAAATGTGGTTAACAACCATCTGATTTAACACAGCTTAAACTTGAGAATTTTCCTATGTTATTTTTTTTAGCACCCATAAAATAGCCTGAAAAAAATATGCCAAAAATTTTTCTAGTTCGGATATTATTTGTATATTTGCATATCGGAAATAACGAACGAAACAACCGAGGTTACAAACAAAATTTAACACAAAAAGTTGCTCAAAAGTTTTTCCGGTTCAAATATAATTAGTATATTTGCATAGATAAAATAAGTAATAACAATAAAACATTACAGCAATGAAAGTAAACAGAAATTACCGTTTCGTATTGACGCACATTCCAAACAGTATGTTGGAAACAGGAGAAATAAGAATTGACAACGAGGAAATAACCGGCGAGAGAATGTTTGTCAGTGAGTGCCACTACTATGCCGAGAAAAATATCCTCGAGTGTATCAAAGATGCAGCAAAACGCGATGACCTGCGCGGCTACTACGAACACACCTACTGCATCTACAAAGAGGACAAACCGAAAAAGGAGACAGTAGAGCGCGAAGAGGACGGCAAGGCAATGCTGGTTGAGGTAATTACAGTAGACGAGAACGACATAAATATTCGATAAAACGGATTGCCGGTTGTTCCACGACAATGGGACGCCGGAGCCGTTCGCCCGGGTTGGACGCACAGGAGTTCGACTCTCCTGCCGGGCACCGATTTATAACAATAAAAAATTACAGTAATATGGTAACAATGAAATTTTCAGCAACCAAGTCAGAAACATTGTTTTTGACACCAACAATTGCAGTTGAACAAGACAACTCAGAAACAGCAATCCGATTTGCTCTTTGGCACGGTGTGTTCAGTGTAGAGGTAAGTAAGAGCTACAAAACCGTAAAAGCTAAATAACATGGCAAGAAATGAAATGTTTGTAACGGTTTATAGGCTTGAAGTTGAGGCCACTCAAGAGAATTTAGACAGTATGGAGAACTTCATAGAAGCCATTTCGGATTGTGCTATCGTGTCCAATGATGAGGGTTGTGTAGCTATCATAGTAGCGTCTTCGGATGCCTTAGGGACAACGAAATTGGCTAATATGGCACTCAAATTCTTTGGCAAGGAGGGATATAATATAAGTACTCTCGGACTCTTAGGGCCGTTTAAGAAACTCAATTGATATTTTTTAACATAAAACTTGGAAAAAAGTTCCCAAAGCGGCTCAATAATTCAAAAAAACATAGTATATTTGCAATATCAAAATTAAACAATAACATTTTAATAACAATTCAAAATTTACAGTATTATGACAACAAAGAAATTTTCGCAGATGACAACGAAGAAGCTGAACGCTCTTTTGGCAACAGCAAGTGATGAAGACAAGAAGGCTATCGAGGCCGTACTCGCAGCTCGTGAACAGGCTCAGGCCCCCGCTGCTCCTGCAGCTCCTGAGGCAACCGCAGAAGAGACTCCTGCCGCTCCTGCAAGTGAAGAAGAAACTCAGCTCAGCCCTGAGGAAGAAGCAGCTATCAAGGCAGCTGAAGAAAATGGCGGACTCAACCCGCTTTACAATGGCAGCAAGGCAACTCAGGAGAAAAAACCAAATATGACCGATGAGGACCGTCATGCACTGGCCGAAGAGCTGAAGAAGAATGTTAACCACCGTTGTCAGGCAGTTCCTTTCAACACCGCAGAATGGGTTGACGGCTATATTGCCGGAGTGATTGAAGAGAAGCGCAGCAATAAGGTGCTTTATGCAATCAAGACAGACGACGGACGCCGCATCGTTAAGGTACACGACAGCAATCTTGTTCGTATTCTGGACGAAGTTGTTGAGCCGGAGAAAAAAGCCCGCGCTCGCAAAGCAAAAGACCCAGCAGACAAAATTGAATGGACACCGGAAGCAATTGCCGAAGAGGTTAACGAAGTTATCGGCAATGTAGGTAAAACAGTAGAATTTGAGAAATACCGTACTACAGATGAAAACGGCGAAGAGCACATTGAAATGGTAGTTGGCCGTATCGTGGCAATCGTGCCTGACAAACGAACTCAGCGCTTGCTCTACCGCATTTCAGTTCCGGCTCCTATTGAGGGCAATCCACTTGCAACGAAGACTATGCACAAGGTTGTGAAAGCCGGGGGCATTAAGATTGCCGAAGAGTTCGACGAAGAAGGCGCACAGCTCAATGCCAAGTATCTGGAGCGCCGTGAGGCAGCAGCAACCCGCACTCCACTTACTCCTCAGGACCGCGTAATTCGCTGTGAGGAGAATGTGAAGAAGGCAGAAGAGAAGCTGCAGAAAGCTCAGGAAGAGCTGGAAGCCAAAAAGAAGCAGCTCGAGGATGCAAAGAAGGAGCTGGATGAATATCTTGCCGGTCAGGCAAATGGAGAAACTGCCGAAGCTTCTGCTGAGACTACAGCTGAAGAGGAGTCACTTGCATAACACAGCCACCTGACACTGTTTCTCCCATGGAGCCGTCTCGAAAGAGGCGGCTCTTTTTTTTGCTGCATATCTAAATATGCGGCTATTTTTGTATTATTGCGATTTATGTTAAAATATGTAAACTCATAGAAACATGCTTCTTTCGCGTTCTAGGACACTTTTAGGCTTTAGGTGTACTATAATATGGGTTAACTCAATTCGACGCGATAGAGGCCAAAAGAAGTGTATCTATCAATGTATTTTTATAAAGCCTATAATATGAATTGAGGCATGGACTTTCTTGAGCTTTAAGCCACCAAGCAGTTATATAAATAGCTGTTAAATTTATGGCTAAAAAGTTGACTCATTTTCTTGGCTTCTAGGACACTTTTATTTGAGAATAATAGTAAACTAAATCTATAAAAAGAAATGAGGAGAGAATGAACGAGAATAATGAAATTTCATATATTTTCGAGGCATTTAGAGCTTTATATTTTTATATTAAAGCTGCAATAAACCAGTGAAAAATTTTTATGTTAAAGTCTGTAAAACAGTGATTTATATCAAGATTATTTTGTACTTTAGTCTATAAAAGAACAAAAGTAAAACTGTTAAAAAATGTTACACACTAGAACACATAAAAGCCGCATGGCCATTATGATTAAACAGCTTATGCCTGAGTGTACAAGCTGTGTAGCTCGTGTGCACAGTGGACTATGCAGCAATTGTCCACATTGGACTCCGAGTGTGGCACAGGAGTTAACAGAGGAAATGGCCGAGAGAATATCCGCCACGATTGGACAGGAGAATATCACAAGGCCCAACGAGAGAAATGTTGAACAAAAATAAATAATTGCAATATGGAAATAAATGAACAAGAGAATACCCAAGAGGTACAGCAAGAGAATTTGCTTGATGGCTCTCAGTCAGTTCAAGCAATGCAAGAAGAAAATGAACTGCCAATCGCTGTTCAATTAGTTCAGCCTCAAGCTGCTTTAGATGAAATAGCGGAGCTTGAGAAGAAATATCGTGAAACTATAGAACGGGAGAATAAATGAGTAATTTTGTTTTAGATTACAGCAAAAAGCAGACTTTGCAAATATCAAATGATGCTTTTTGCTTTTTGTATTATGGTGAAGAGCCATTAGACGAAGACAATTTGGAAGAAGCCAATGAGGTATCTGAAATGTTTTCCAATAATTTTTATATAGAAGATGATTGGAAAGCAGTTGATGACTCAGACCTTATAGAATGTACTTTTGTTCCGTATGTTGAAGACCAAGCCGATTATGATGAATATGAGGACCTTACCAAATATATTCAGCAGCAAATAAAATGGCTTGATGCAAATCATATTAGAGTGTGGTGGTTTAATAACCAAACTGGAACGAGAGAATTACGCGGTGATTTTAAGGTTTATACCAATAAATATGGCCTTAAGTGTTTTCATACAGGCAATCAAGATGAGGATTTTGCGACAGGAAAAATGAGCTTGTATTTTTTGAAGAATTTCAAGAAGCGCATAGCTTAACAAATGAACGAGAGAAATATAAGGCAGACTACAGAAAAGTAGTCTGCCTTTTTTACATTAAGCTTTCATCTTCTTCTATAACGAGAGAATAACCGACTCCTCGTATGGTTTCTATAGCTACTCGGTTATCCATTTTAAGCATATTTCGCAGCACGCATACATGGACATCTAAGCTACGTTTATTAAAGTAGTTATCATCAGTCCATACTTGTTGCATAAGTATTTTCTTAGGTAATGTTTCATTTTTATAGGCACATAATAAAGCAAGAACTTGGCTTTGTTTATTATTAAGCTGTGTTTTTACATTGCCTATAGTAAGAATTTTATCTACTGTATTAAACAGGTAATCGCCTATCTCATAAGATGGCTCTATACTTCTTACTCGCACACCACATCTTTTTAGAACGGCTTTTATTCTTCTTATAAGCTCCTCAATGTTATATGGTCTTATAACGTAATCATCTGCACCTTCATCAAATGCTTCAATAACATACTCATATCGGGCCTTGTCTGATACCATTATTACCGGTATTTTATCATCTGATTTGCGCAAAAATTTTAATGGCTTTAGCCTCATAGAGGCATCTGTTGTTTTATAATGGCTTAATATGCATAAGTCATAATTCTTTTCTCTGATTTTGATTAGTATATCATTCTCAGTTGAGGTTATTACTTGAAAGCCGTTATACACCAAATAATCTACTAGGATTTTACAGTCTTCATCTTGATAGATTAAAATTCTTGGCAATGCTAATTTAGTGTTATTACTTTTCATACCATTTCTTTAATCTTGTTTTGCAAATCATTATATAAAACTTCATACCAAAATGGATTAAGCCTTAACAGGTCAAAGTATGAATATACGCCTTTTTGATATATTAAAGAAGCATATTTAAGCTCTTTGTCTGCTCTTTTTTTAAGATGCTCGTGATAGAACTTTATGGACTGGTCTACATTTACCAAGAATGGCGATTTATGCTCCATAAGAACTTTTTGCTCTGTATTTTGAGCAAAGTAATATGGGATATTCGGCATCGCCCAAAAAGTTAATCCAGCACCATATTCCTCACTCGCTTTATATAAAAAGCCAGGACATGGACGAATTGAGTCAGGATATAAGCTTTTACATATTCTTAACCTACGTGGAATAAAAGGATTAAGTAAAGTAGTTAATCGCTTGTTTATATAAGTTGAGTATTTATCAACCATTCTTGTGTGCTCTTTAACAAGTGATGAAACTAACAGCTTAATCCTTTCATTTCCTATAGGGTCACTCAGGCGTATATATTCTTGCCTGAAAGCTTCACGCTGAATACGTATTCTATCTTCTTTAAGCCGTTGAGACTTTTTCCTTTTAGCTTCTATGCTAGCCATTGCAGCTCTGCGCTGTCCCTCAGGTCCAAACAGTTTTACACCTCGGCAATTGTTTGGACCTAAGCCTGTCCATGACATTTTATCTCCATATCTAGCTTCAATCTCTCTGTTTTCCTGCTCTTCTTCAGATAATTCAACATGCTCTTCTTCCAAGGTAATTTTTTCAATTGCCTCAGATTGAGCCTCTTGAATATCCTCATCATCGCTTTTAATTTCATCGAGAAATTCAAAGAGTTCCTTTTCGGTTAAGTCTCCATATTGCTTAATATCTTCCATGCCACTTAAATAAAGACTTGATTATATCTTTTCCAGCTTGCTTGTTAAGCAATCCAAAATATGCGATTGCAAGTATGAGTCTTGCTATTTTATGCAATACCCATGCTAATAGATATATAGGAAAATAAAGTACACCTACACATCTCCATAAAAATTTAAGCACCTTTTTCATCTTCTTCCTTTTTAACCATTATTGTTTCTACTTTTTCTCCCTCTTTTACTTGCTTTAATTCAACATAAGTCTTATGAAAAGCTTCATCACCTATTCCTTTAATAAAAGTTCTAAGTGTAGAAGGATATTCGCTTGTATTTATAGTCTTATCGACTACTTTCGCGTAAAGAGCAGCAAGAGCTTTAGGCCCAAATACCTTTTTCTCTTGTAATCTTTCAATGAGACCTCTTTTGAATTGAACATCTGGATGTTCATTCATAATCTTCGTACGAGTTAAGTACAAGTCCTTAATCAAAGCCTCAATATGCTTTTCAAACTGAGGCATTTGAATAATATCAATAACTTTCAAATCTTCCAGCTTCATTTTTATAAGTTTTTAAGTTGTTGTTTATAATACTTTTCTTGCATATCGAAGTGTCTCTTATATATATGCAAATCATGAGCAAAATGGTAATAAGTGCCTATTGGCACACCGAGCTCATCTGCAACTAATTGTTGAAGCTTTGTCCAACAATACTGGTCATTGCAAAAGCCATAAACCAAATCATTGCTTCGCATAGTTACACACATATCAAGAGTTCCTATTTGAGGCTTAATATCAAATCCGACTGATAGCGTACAAGGTGTATCATATTTATAGTCATCTTTTTCTTTACCATCAAATATAGTAAACCAAGCTTGACGAGTATCTTTATTCTCTTTAAGCTGTTTAATGCACTTTGCCAATTGGTGATTGCGAGTCCACTGCCATCCATAATTAGAATTGACAATGTTATCTCCACCATGCATTTTATCCCATATAGGAGCATGCTTTTTAATTTCAGCTACACTCCTATCTCCAGACATATACCAGGCATATTCGCGCTCTGCATATCGTTCGCTGAATTTACGCCATTCTGTTGTTATGACGCGTTGCTGAGGATTAAGTAAATAAAAACCAACATTGTAAACAGCTTTTGTTCCAACATTAGTATTTACTCCTTGGCCCATAATAAAAGTATATAGGTCTTCAAAAGCCTCAGTAGCATTTTTATAAGCTATGTTCATAGCTATTTTACCCAAATTTGTTTAACACTCCAATCGTATCTTTGCTGAGATATTTTAAAAGTCTCAGCCTGTTTGTAGGTATTAAAGTATCTTAGTAATTTACCTACTGAGTCAAATACTCCATATTGCATTTTTCCCATACTAATCCCATCCTCCTATATTATACATCGATAACTCATCATCTTTAGGTGTTGTATTTCTAATAGCGTCAAGTAACTTTTTCTTTGATTCTCTACAGAGGTTATAGCCATAACCCTTATACCGGTATGAGCGCTCCCAAGTAGATATTGGAAAAGGAATTTTGTTGTCTAGTACTAAGCGCTTTTGATGCAAGTGCTCAAAAAAATCTCTATGATATAGTAGCATATATTCCCAATGCCATTTATCATCGCTGTCATCAAAAGGAAAATCTTCACTCTCATCAGCGGGCATACTAGTCACATTATCAGGAACTATCTCCTTGTAATATGCAAACTTAGTAATGGTAAAGTCGAAATTATTCAGAATATCTTCAGGCGTTCCAAATACTGATTCAATAAGTTCTACCCACATAGAACTGCCTTTTTCTTGAAAGGCACAAGCCTTGTTATTTCTATATTTAAAAGTCCATGTGCCCTCTTCAACTAAGCTATTAAAGTATGCAACAGCCTCATCAAAATCAGATTGATTGTGAAAGAAAATATCTACATCTTTCGCTTTTTCTCTTGAGAGAATGTTCTTAAAACAACCGCCAGCTATAAAGCCTTTATGACCTTGCATATATTGGTCTAAAAATCTGAGAGACCAAAAGTTTTCAGGTATATTTTTTATATATTTATTCTCCACATTATTCGCAGCATTTGCTATTTTTTCTTTGTCTGTCATGCTATCAACTTATTAGTATTACTGTTATAAACTTTAAACAACAACTCTTCAGCTTCCTCATTCATGGCATTGCAAATACTTATTGCTTCTTCCATAGATAAGCCTGTAAGTTCTTCGTCATCATCATTTACTGCAATTTCGCCAGTTATAACTCTAACATCAAATGAGTTTGCAGAAGCAAAAGCCTTAGCAGCATCAAGAGCTTGTATACAAATATAATGTACAGCATCCCAGTATATATAAGACAATGTGCTTGTATCTTTTAATATATCGACATAAAGCTCTCTCAACTTTTCTGGCTTAAACCATCCATGCTCATCCATTCGTCTATATTCAGCAAGCCATCTGCCATATCCATTTGTGGCCTTAAATCTGTTGGCATAAACAGCCACAAATCTAAGAAATTGGTCTGTATAAACGACTTGTGGAATTTCAACTGTTTTCTTCTTGAGCTGTTTCATGTGCTTAAAATTTATATATTCTCGCGCGTTCTAGAGCACGCCTATCATTCCATTATTATTCAATCATTCATGTACTTAAAGCGCGATATTGCGCGCGAGAATAATGTGAAAATCAATCCTTAGTATGACCCAGTAGACCCGAGTGCTCCATCACCACGCTCGGATGAACGGCTGAAAAGCTCTGACTCAGAAACTTCTTCAAGGCCTTCATACGATACAGGCACAAGAATAAATTGTGCTATTTTCATACCTGGCTTAATGTGGACCTTGGCTTTACCGACATTAACAACATGTATATGAATTTCACCTTGGTAATCTTCATCTACAATCTTAGCTCCGAGGATAACGATGCTTTCAAATGCTTCTGCTTTCGGTGTTCTACCAGCTCCAAGGCAAGCCCATTTAGAAGTTACAACTCCTGATTTATCAGCTGCCATAAGCATATATCCTTCTGGAATTTCCATCTTAATACCTGATGGTATCAAAACATCAGTTCCTGGATTTACGATAAAGCCTTTGTTATTTCCAAAGTTAGGAACGAAAAAATCAATTCCTGCTGCTTTACCAGTCCCACGAACAGGAGACTTTACATTTCTTATTTTTGCAAACTTCATAACTACACTATTTTAACAAGTTCCTTAGCTGCTGTTTCTACGGCTCTAGCAAGTCTATGTTCAACTTCTGGACTTATAAGGCTGTAAACTCCTTCTTTTTCAAAAGCATCAGCCATGATAGCTCCAATTTTTGAAAGCTTAGGATTAGAAGTGTTAATGCCATGCTTATCCATAAGTTCTTTGTTGTACTCATACTTAATACCTCCTTCTACAGGAATAAGCTTGGCTATTTCTGCATGAGTATTTGACTTTCTGCTCGTAGGAACAGTGATAACAATCTCCTGATTGGTTGTCATGCACATATCTGTGCACATTTCCATTACTTCATTGAAGTTGCGCTTAAACTCTCTTGGAGTTACTGAAATTAAACTTTTCATAATGATGCCAAATTAGCAATTAAGTTCAACATATATTCTTTGTCTTTACATCTTCCGAGCTTCATCTTATCTTTTAAGGCGAGAGCTACTAGCTGAACATTTATAAGATGATGTTTTGCATGAGACTCTTCGATTATATCGATTATATCCAATACTACCCCTTTGGATATAATCTCATCGTAGCTTTCAGTCTTGTCAATGATAGCATTTATCTTGACTCCACCGATTACAAATGAGTAACACGTGCTTTCTTCATAGTTTTCATTCTCAAGGCCAGACAGGAATTGAAGTTCTTTTAATTTTGCTTTCTGCTCTTCTTTCAAATGAAATACCTTTATATCTATATCCTGTGGATTAGACGGAACTCCGAGCATAGCCAGAGCAGTTGTACCTGTTACCATATACTCAATTTTATTTACTCTGCAAAAGTCATCGAGTTTGAATAAAGCTTCTTTTATCTTCATATCTGTTACATTAAATCGTCATCCAATAAACTTGGTTGCTCAGTGGCTTTAGGAGCAACTTTTATATCTCCTGGCTTGCGCTCTAACACCCAAAGAGTATTGCGCGAAGCATCCGGAAACATAGGAGCCATTATATTGGAAACGAGATTTGAGTCATAATACTCTTTAAGAGCATCAAACATTTTCTGCTGCCAATCATTCATCAGTGGCTTATAGTCTTTAGCCGAAGCAAATGTACCGAACTTCTTTACTATGTTGAAATGTTTCAGCAATATGCCTTCAAGCTCCCAGTGGTCAAACTCTTGTACATCGACTCCGCGGCCATCGCCTGAATCATAAGTATGATTACCAGCCGCTCCAACTGATGGGTCATAATTTGGAGTTGAAAGGTAATAAGTAGCATTGTTATTACCACAGGCCTTAAAGTTCTCAAGGAACTTATGAGCATTTTGTTTGCCTACGTGCTCAAGTACTTCAAATGCACAAACCTTATCAGCATTAAATTGGCTAAAATCCATATAATTTTTAACAAGGTCTGCTACATAAAAATGAGCCCAAGGTACATCTGCATACTTTTCAGCAGCTTGTTGAATTGTTTTTTCGCGAATATCAATACCAATATACTCTTTCTGCTTAAATTTGTTTCGGTATAACACCTCAAGTAAATTAGCAGTCCCGCAACCAAAATCAACGATAGATTCACCTATCTTGGCTTCTTTCAAAATGTGAGTCCAACGCAAATAATGCGCAAACTGGTCTCTGTGGAATACATGACGCTCAAACGCCTGGTCTGGTCTGAGGTCTGTTGTGTTATAAACTTTTGCCATAATTATTTTTAATTTTATCTCTAAGTTCTTTATTATTTTTTTGATAGTTTGTTAATAGTCGACACAATGGCGGCAAATAATAAAGCCATATATACTAACAGTAGTAGCCCTTGTATACATTCGCTATGCACATACATCATAATAAATATAGGCGAAATCATTACACATGCTATCACTATTGCTATAAGTGCAAGGCATAAACCTATTAAAAAATTTTTAATAAACTGCTTCATAATTATTTGTTGAAAATATCTTTATGCTCTTCCAGATAGTCATTCATAGAGCCCATGTAAGCTACTGCATCAAGAAGATTATCCTCTTTGTGTGCATAAGCCTCACGCGATAACTTAAGAGCTATCATAGCTCTATACATACCAGCAGTTGTTATTTGCTGGTCTTTAGGCGACATCAAGTTATAAAGAGCTGCTGCTCTTTCCATTGATGCCTGGAATGGCCCATATTGACGCTCTTTTTCCTCTGAGCGTTCATTTACAATCTTGTTTGCTTGTTCTAATATATTACTCATGCTTTGAAACTATTTATTATTTTATCTTTTAACTCTGGATTATTCTCAAGCATTTCCACAAAAAAGGTCTGCTGCAACGTTTATACTAAACTGCCTCATATCGTCATTTTCTTGGAAATACCTAAGGAAAACCAGTATTTCCTTAAGCATTTCGTTATTCTCTTTTAACAGTTTAAGTATCTCATCCATTACAGCATCGATTTTAGTTCTGCTTTTAATCTTTTTGCATCAGCACCTCTAAATGTTTGTGCATTTGCCAAGAAGTATCTAACAATATCTCCTGCAGTATCATAAAAATACATAGCATTCGGGTCTGAAGTATCAAGTGTTAGCATTGCCTCTAAATAAGGCACTGCGCCAAAATATACATTAAGCCATGTTGACTTTATATCTTTGGCTATTTGCTGAAAGGTTCTTTTCTTGTCCATTTTATTATCTTTATTTAGATATGCAAATATACTAATTTTCTCCGAGAATAGAAAATTTTTTCATTATAAAATGCACTCACTTAACACTTCTTAACTTGGCCAGATTTTATTGCTCTTCTGGATATTCTATTTGCAGTAATTCTTTGCAAAATTGAATAACTTGCTCATAGTTATTATACACAGTTTGAGTAATAATTCTCCGCTGAAGCATTGTTAGCTTATTTTTAATAATAAATTTATTTATGTTAAGAGAGAGAGTTTTATCATTGCATCTTCTTTTATCTCCTAACTGAATAGCTAACTGAGCATAATGAATACATTTCTTTATATCCTGCGCTCCATTTTTAGCTCTATACCTGCTAATATATTTTATAATGCATCCTTGTATAAAAGAGCATCTTAAAGCAGTTATAAGCTCTATTGGTTGCATAGCCATATCTTTATAATGGCTACCACCTATTTGTACATCTGTTGCTTTCATATCAATATACTTTACGTTTACGATTATCTGGTATATACCCATTTGCCACTCTCAGTTCATCCATAAGCATAACAGAATTGTAATGTTTAGGAAATTCTTTTATCACCTTAAAGCTTGCTGTTTTGTCTTTAACAAAGCTATTATCATCTACAGGCTCTACATATCCAAGCTTTACAAACTTATAAAGATACGCGGTTTCTGAGTTTCTACCTGGCTTTTTACCAAGCAGAATTTCTTTTGAACTTACTACTTTGCCAACATTATCGTTAACAAATTTTACCATTTCCGGAAATACCGGAGCTTGTTTTCCATTACGTCCCATATTACATAAATTTTTTATATTTGTCAATTTTTGCTTTTATGCTATCCATTAAGGCATTTTGCTTTTTATCTTTTGCTTTAAGTGCTCTGATTACATCTTCATCATGAGTGCCTTGCAATATCAAGTGATTTATAACAACATGATTTTGCTGTCCTTGTCGATATAATCGAGCATTAAACTGCTGATATAATTCAAGACTCCATGTTTGCCCAAACCAAACTATTATACTGCCTCCTGCTTGAAGATTAAGTCCATGGCCTGCTGATGCTGGATGCGCTAACATAACTTGTATTTTACCAGCATTCCAGTCTTCAATATCTTTATTGTTTTTAAGCTCTCTTGGCTTATATTTTTTAAGGTACTCAACAATTCTATCTCTATCAAACTGATAGGTCCATGCCACAAGTACAGATTGGCCATTTGCATCTTCGATTATTTCCTTAAGAGCTTCAAGCTTAATATCATGAATTGGAAATACATTTCTTTCTTCATCATATATAGCTCCATTGGCAAACTGAAGTAATTTATTTGAAAGGGCAGCAGCATTGACTACATTTACTTCCACAGGCTTTTCAACAAATACTGAATTGCCATTTTCGTCTTCTTGCTCAACAGTTTCAGTAGCACTTATTAAGTCAAGCACTTTATTCTTTTCAAAGTCATCATATTGCTTCTTTAGAGCTTCAGGCATTCTAAGTTTTATATAGTTATCTGTCCTAAATGGCATTTCAAGATAATCATCAGCTTTCATGCTTATGCAAATATCTTCTATTTTCTTATGTATTAGATATTCTGAGTCACTCATCAAATCGTATGAATATACAACATGACCATTTGTTTGGCCTGGCCGAAAATACCTTTCTCTATATCTGGATATTGTCTTTTCAAGGCGCTCGCCTCTATCCATAAGATATATTTGAGGCCACAAATCAATAAGTCCATTTGGAGCAGGTGTACCAGTTAGTCCTACTAACCTTTTAAGATAAGGTCTTGCGCCGCGTAATGCCTTAAAGCGCTCTGATTTATAAGACTTAAAACTGCTAAGCTCATCAACTACTACCATATCAAAAGGTAATTTGCCTCCACCATATAAAGCACAAAGCCATGCAACATTATCTCTTGATATGATATAAATATCAGCTTTTGTTTCCATAACAGCTGCTATTCGCTGTTTAGCAGTACCTATAATCTTAGAAAAGCGCAAATGCTTTGTATGTTCCCATTTCTCTGCTTCTTCTTGCCAAACTGACTCAGCTACTCGCTTTGGTGCTATGACTAATACTGAGTTAATCTCAAGATAGTCAAACATCAAATAGTTTACAGCTGTCAGTGTTGATACCGTCTTACCCAAGCCGAGGTCAAGAAATACTCCACAATAAGGATGCGTAAGTATAAATTCTACCGTAGCTCTTTGGTAACCATGTAAGTCTTTTTCTGTTAGCATATTATGAAAATCTTCCATTCTTACAATGAAGCTTTGCGTGCTCAACTTGTGAGCTTAAAACTTCTAAATTATCTATTAAGTTATTTCTTGGATTACCATCTTTATGATGAACAACTTCACCTTTCTTTAATGGTCTTCCAATTACTTCTTCGGCTAATATCCTATGTGCATGAGTTCCAAATATCTTTGGATAACTATGCTCTTTGCCTGTATTATTCCTAAGATGACCTTCTCTAACAGCAAGCCTATTCCAAAAGTTATCCATTCTAGTTGGATTGAGGTCTTCATTCATCTTTGTCATTTTAGCACTTAGATGCTCTTTTGCACAGGCTCTACTACAAAAGAAATGTGTAATGCCTGGCTTTATCATGCTTTTATATCGTATAAACTGCTTACCGCATTTTTCACAAGTAAGCATTATTTTTTCGCCTCTTGCCATATAATGCTATCTATAAATTGTTCAACGCCTTTTATCGTATCTATTACTTCAACTCTAAAGCCCAAAGCTCTAAGCTTATTGTGCATATATGCCTGTATGCGTTTAGGCTTTCGCCCAGTTGTTTTTAATTCCACAAAAACTATTTTATGGCCCGGAAATAAGCACATTCTATCTGGTAAACCTATAAGTTGGTCGCACAACAGTTTTATGCACATACCACCATTTATCTTAACAAGCTCAACCAATTTGCGCTCTACAACTTTTTCACTGTCTACCGTCTCTTTCTTCATAAATTAAATTTATTGAACTTACAGTTACTCCTAGTATTTGCAATGACTGATTAAGCTTATCTTTAAGATTTTTCTTGAATTGAGCTACATCATTGCAAGCATTCTCTTCTGTTACATGGTTTTCATCATATTTTATTATTCTTAAAGAACCATCGGAGAATTTGCATACAGCTCTTAGTATTACATATTTCATAACCTGGCCATATAAATGTTATACTCACACTTATCCAAATTAAATTCCAGTTTGTCAACACAAAACTTTTGGCCATTGTATATAATGACCGTTTTGACAGATGGAATATGTTCTATATTTCTTGTTACAAGAAGCACAGAATTACGGTAATTTCCGTATTGCGTTTTATAAAAATTTGCTATCATAATAAGCTATCTTTACGTTTATAGTATTTCTGTTTACCATATAAAGGAAAGTTCTTAGTGGATGCTATAGCTTCCCATTCAGGCAATGACCTAAGAATTTCATTAACTTCTCTGGTATTATATCTTGACATTTCTGTCTTATCTTTGCCAAGGCACTCACACCATACTTCAGCAATGCAGACAAAGTCTTTTTGTACTGTACCGTTTTTAGACAACGGGTCTTCAAGCCAACGTCTTCTGTCGTACAGGTCCATTTTATCCCAATCATCTGGAAATTTAGTATTAAGATATTCTTCAATAATACCTTTTCGTTCATCTGCCTCTGAGTGTTTATGTTGCTCAATCTTAGCAATTATATCTTCATCACCAACGAGGTATAAAGGCTCTTTTGCTAAATATAACTGATATGCTTCAGCCCATATTTGATTTACTTCATCTTGTATAAGGTCATCATTTACAGACTTTGTAGCATATTCTGGCCTTACGTCTATAGGCATAAATCGTCTATTTCCTGTCGGGTCACGTAAGAAATCTTTGTTGTTAGTAGTACCAAAAAATACGCATTGGCGCTTATATGTTTCTACTGTTCTACCATACGCCGGCCTGAACATATCTTCTCTTTTTGATATGTAGTGCTTTATTGACTCTACTTCTGCTTTCTTAAGGCCTGAAAGCTCTGCCATTTCAATCAGCCACGCCCCTTGTATCTGTTCAAATGACTCCTTGCCCTGCACAGTCGTGAATGTATCTGAGAACCATTCCATGCCGAGCTTTTTAACGAAAGTACTTTTATATGTTCCTTGTTCTCCGACAAGTATAAGCGCTGTGTCGAACTTAATACCTGGCTCGAATACCCTCGCAACAGCCGCCACCAACGTCTTCCTAATGGCGGCTCTAGTATAAGCGTTATCTTCTGCTCCAAAATAATCAATCAATAATGTATTAACTCTCGGTATGCCATCCCACTTTTGAGCACATATATACTCTCTTATCGGATGGAACTTTTTCTTTTCAAATTCAAGCGCAAGCGCGTCGTCCACTTTTTGACTTGACACAATGCCATAAACACACTCAATGTAATTACGAACACCAGAATAGTCAACATCACGAAGAGGCTCCACAGTATCGACTTTACGCCATGGTAACGAACGCGTAACATATCTTTTATTATCAAAAATGTTTAGCTTAAATACATCTTTTAAGAATTGGTCATGCTGAATTATTATATTCAAGTTATTGGCAGAATTATCATATTCGCCTTTTGTATTAGCGTCAAGCTCTTCTGTCCATGAAGTATCATATTCTTCAGGAACTTCTGCTTTTGCTTCTTCTGCAAATTCGAATTTAGCTTCAGCAAACTTTTCTTCAGCAATATGCTTTTTTGTTGTAGAGTCCTTAGAGGCAAATTCTTCCATTGCCTTAAAGCTCTTTTTATCTTTGTCTTCTTTTTCTTTGCCTGTATCTAAATGGCCAAATTTATGTATGCGAACTAAGTCAAATGCATTACATAGTCTACCTCCAGCAGGGTCTGTTCCATGATGAGAATATGCAAATTTATCATCATAGACTATTAAGCCCGCAGCTGCAGAGCCATTTATATACGTATATCGCCCTTCTCCAGCTGGTGTATATACATCTGAAAGAAAAGTCTCAATAGCTTCTTGTATAGTATAAGTACGACAGAAAATACCAATTATGCCTTTTTTATCTTCTGGGTCTTCTTGCTTTTTGATAGCTTGCATTATTACATCTGTGCTATCTGTAGCAGTTGGCCATTCGCTCGTATCATGCCAATCATCATATAGCCCAAGGATATAATCAGCTTCAAGGAAAGGTCCGTCTTGAAATTCAAAGTAGTACTCCATATCTGATGATACAGACGGCCAGAACATAAGTCTATTTACATCAAAAGTTGACTGGTCAAACAAATCAATGTTTAGGTCTCCAGCAACTTTTCTTGATATTGCTTGATATTCTTCTTGCGATACTTCTCTATCAAGTGGAATTATCAATCTGTGTCGTGGCTTTTCAGGGCATGACTTATGGGTTGAATGAATAACCGCAGCACAATCAAATAGCATCGTAAAGTCCCACCAAAAGTTCTCATGAGAAAAGTCAATATCCAATGTAATTAACTGGCGGTAAAGTACATTTGTTTTATCACGCCTACCATTTGTAAGAAATCCGCCTACAAATCCACCTACGTCTTTTATCTTACTTTGCTCTTCTTTTGTGGCACTCATAAACCGCTTATATGTTTCAGCGGTTACTACAGGAGTAGCTAGCTTTTGAACTAAATTGCTCCAAGTAGTTTTGGTATTTTTCCATACTTTACTTGAAACATTTAGTCCAACTGCTATGCTCAAATTTTCATCGTATTTTAATTTACCTACTTGCATAAATACTAATCATTTTTGGTAAAAATCCATAACTCCTCCATCTGCATTAAGCGGTAAATCATAAGCCCATGAAGGAGGAGTGGACATTATCTTAACCAAATTATCATACCATTCTTGCGCATTAATCTCTGGAACTTCTGTTATTACCTCATCATGTATTGAACCAACAATTCCATAACCAGCTTTTTCCATTCTAAGCATAGCATCGGCTAATAAATCTCTTGATACTGCTTGCACAATATTTTCTGTTAATTTGCCGCCGTACGTATCTATACTTATCCATTGTTTTGTTGTCTGGTCAATACCTCTATAACACAGACTACGAATAGGCATAGATGAACGACCTACTTTTTTATCTTTAAATTCTGGCTTATAATAAAATAGTTTTCTACCAACAGGTAGTTCTATTGTCATAAACTCTCCATCACAGTCAAATATCACGTTTTTACTTGTACATTTTACAGCTCTGTGGTATCTTACCGCTTCTTTAGAAGCCTCATCAATCTCTTTCCACATATCAACTATATTAGGATTGGCCATGCGCCATTTTCGTACGAGCGACATCATTTCTGTGTCTGAAAGACCCATTTTATCACCGCCCATGCGCTTTAATGCGCCAAGACCTCCTTCATAGCCTAATGCTAATTCAGATATTTTTGACTTGTCGCGAAGCACTGAGCCTTTTTTAATTTCAGACTTTGGTACTCCAAACATCTTTTCTCCAGTTGCTTCATAAATCTTGCCGTCACCGTGAAATACATCTAATCGCCACTTTTCATTAGCGAGCCAAGATATAACTCTTGCTTCAATAGCTGAAAAGTCAGCAACTGCATATTTCATACCTTGTGGTGGTATAAGAGCTGTTCTTACAAGTTGTGAAAGAATATCCGCAACGTCATCATACATCATCTCAACTGTTTCCCAATCGCGGGCTCTAATTAGTTCACGCGGTACTTCGATATGTGATATATGGTTTTTTGATAAGTTCTGCAACTGCAATAATCTACCTGCCCATCTTCCTGTTCTATTTGCGCCATAGAATTGGAATGTACCGCGCACTCTATTGTCGCTCATAGCACAATTAATCATTGCGTAATACTTCTTGATAGATGTTTTTGATAGCTTTTTGCGTATATTAAGCAACTCAATAACATCTGGATAATCTGCAAACTCTTTCATTAAATCAGGCATTGTTTCCTTTGAAAGTGACATAGCAACACATCCTGTTGTCTTTTCAATCCATTGCCTAATTTGAACAGGCGAGTTTGGATTTTCAAGCCCTGTTAGCTGTTGAGCATGTTGCGTTAAGATAGAAGTATATGTGTTATCTACTGCGATAGCAGACTCTGCTAATTCCATATCAACCAAAATACCTCTATCATTTATATTCTGGTCAAGCGCATACATCTTGCGCTCAATATCAGGAATGATATATGCCTCTAATCTCTTAAATATCTCACGCTCTGCAAGTACGTCATACTTGTTATATTCCTTATACATTTCCCACTTTTCAGGAGCGTGTTCAGGATAATTCCGAGTACGCATGCCATTAACTCGAGTTGCTTTGCATGGGCATGAGAAGTATTTAATAAGCGCTTTACCAGTATCTAACTTTTTATCTGTAAGATTAAGGGCCTTTGATACTCCGTCCAAAGAAAGTGGTAAACCGCAATACGCAGCTTTTACAGAGGTACAATACCACTGCTCTGCTGGAACATTATATCCTATACGCTTAAAGCTCAAGCGCTCAAATACTGCATTATGTGCCACTTTTACACAATCCGGGTCAAGTAGAGCTTCTTCAAACTCTTCAGGCATTTCTTCACTTTGAGCCAAATCTACTATCTTTACCGGGCTATCATCTAAAGCATATCCTATTATAAGAATTTCAAAGTCTGGTGACTCAATATACTTATAAGCTCCAGACTCTTTAATATCTACAGATGAATATGTTTCAACGTCTATAAAAAGATTTTTTGCCATTATTATTTTATTTGATATTTATAATAGTGGGATAAGCGGGAGTCGAACCCGCAAGTGAGCGCCCATACCTCGCCCTGTTTTACCAGTTAAACTTATTATCCCATAAAAGATAGGTCTAGACTAATTGGCCCGGACCTATCCCGGCGTAAACAAATGCCCGATATTACATCATATCATCATCCTGAACAGCATTATCTCCACCGAAATCTTCTTCAGCTGTTGAGCCACCGGCCAACATCTCTCCATCTTCGAGCTTCTGGAGATTGTTCAATCCAGCAGCAATACCTTTGGATGAAGCATTGAAAGCATAGAAGTTGATTGAAGCGCGACCATAACAACCTGAATAGAACTCGTCTCTGCTCATGATTGGATTGAGTGAGCGGTCCACAATGCTCGGCTGGCGCATCGAGTTTGCATTGATGAAATAGTGGTCCTCAAATGCTGGGTCATCCGGACGTTCTTCATCGCCATCGCGTAGAGGCAATTTGAGGTTTGCTGGAATACGGCCATTCTTATCTGCGAGTTTTGCCTTACCTGCTTCCTTTGCAGCTTCTATGGCTTTCTTGATTTTGTCAATAGTAGCCGTATCGCTCTTAGGAATAAGAACGCAGATATTATACTTAGGAGTATCGCCCTCATTCATAGCTGTGGGCTCGAACACGTTTACATAGCAAAATCTTACTTTGCCAGTTACAACCTTGGTTGAATTTACTTGATTACTCATTGTCTTTTAATTTAAGTTGTTATTATTCTTTGAAATCTAGTTGTGCTTGAGCATATCCCATTGCTGGTCTCTTGTCTTCAAGAGGTACAAGAGTAGGTTTGCCTTGTGGCTTGATAACCACATCTGAGAGTATTTCCTCAAAACGCTTTTTGCCTACTAACTTCTCAATAGAAGTAATCGGTTTAAGCTTCATATTGAAAATCTCATCTTCTGAAAGTTCAGGGCAACGTGCAAAAATTGCATTAGAAGCTTGGTCTTCGTCAACCCATTTGCGTCGACTAATTCCTTCAACTAATTTAAGCCCCGGCCATTGCTTATTCTCGTTAACCGCTTTAGTTTGTGCATATTCTGTTATTGAATTAGCCCATTCTATAAGCTTAGGCACACGCTTAACTATATCAGCAATCTCATCGTCGGTTAACAGCTCTGGGTCTGCGAATTCATGCTTTGCAACCTCAAGCTGCTGCTCATAGAGCTTTCTACACTGATTACGCACAGCACAAAATCTACACCAATCTCCAGCATTGAGTTCTCCTTTACCTTCAAAAGCAAGTTCAGCTCTTGGTCTAAGCTCCTCTTCTGCCCATTTACGGAGTTCTTCGACAGATATTTGCCAACTTGATATATTGTTAATGCGAGGCTGTATAATAGTCAATCGCACTTCCGTTATATCATACATTGTATCATATTTCTGCAAAGCTCCAAGCCCATAAAGCATAAGTTGCTTATTCCATTCAGCATATACTGGAACACCTTTTCCATATTTTAAGTCAATAACTTCCATAAGGTTGTCATTGATAACAACACAGTCAGCTGTTCCAAAGCTTTCAGGCACATATTCTGTCAAATCGAGTTTCTGCTCAATTTCCATGACGGCTAACGGATTTTCAGTTTTTGCTTCAGCTAATTGTTCTGAGCAATAATCCGTATAGATAGGTACAACTTCAAGCATTTCCTCGCTGAACAAGTCATTTGCCATTATCTCTTCGAGCCTTTGGTCAAAGTCTTGTTCACTAATGCTGTTAAGTGTATCTTTTCTCAGGTAAAGCTCTGAGAGCTCATGAGCTAATGTACCTTCTTCTGCATATACCGAAGACTTCTTTTCTCCGTATTCATCTTCAAGCTTGGCAGACGGAGTACAATTCAGCCATCTTCCTGCTCCAGAAGCCGAGAGGAGTGCATGACTCCTCTGACTATGTTTCTGTGGTTTAGTACTACTTGTCGCTTGAGCCATATTCTTTTATCAATTCTGCCAAATAACAGCATTGAATAGCACACTGAGCATAAAGCTCTGGATTTTCTCTGCGAAACTTCTGAGCTGCTTTTTGCAATTTCTTTGTACTCGACATAATTACAGTGACTCTAAGAAATTATACATTTCATCATACTTAGCCGGGTCAAGCTTTGTTACACTCGGGGCTCCAAGCTCATTGAGTTTCTGCTTGATTACGTCGCGATGCTCATTGACCTTCTTTGCAAGCATTCCGCGAACATCCTCAATGCTCTTAGAGGCAGAAGAAGCAGCCGGAGCAGCAGGTGCTGAAGGAGCAGGCTCGGCAGCGCTCTGAGTCTGGGCAGGTGCCGCAGGCTGAGGAGTAGGTTTTGTGGGAGCTGGCTTTGCTAGCGCAGCAGGAGCAGGTTTAGAAGCCGGAGCAGCAGGTGCTGAAGGAGCAATAGCATTACCAAACAATGAAGTTAAAAACTTCTGCGTATTTTCAGACAGGTTTACGCTAACCTCAACAGAAATTTTAATGGTTTCCATTTTCGTAATTTTTAATTAAGTTATCTAAATAGTTAATAAACTCGTTTACTGTCATATCTGGTACGTTTGAGAGCTTTTGGTGGATAAGCTCATTATTCTTATATATAGATACGTACACGCCTTTATAATTCAGCTTTACTTTATATTCGCCTTTCAGCATTGTTAGGCATCCATCTTCAGATGAACCTTTCCAAGTATTTGCTGAAAACAAATCAGTTACTAACACGCCAATATGATTGGCCAATCGCTCTAACTGTATAACATCCAAACTGGCTTCACCCTTTAACACACGGTCAAATGCCTGTTTCGGATATTTAACAGTAGGAAATAACACCTTCGCTAAATCTTCCGTATTTAGCTTGTAGTGCTCAATTACATTACCTATATTAAATTGTTCCATATTTTGGTGAATTTTATTATCTTATTTTCGATATGCAAATATACAAACTATTCTCGAAAGAAAAAAATTTTCCATTATTTTTTTGAGAATTTATTTGTTAAAAATAATTAAACAGCAATTTTAGTGCGGCTTTGAAATTGCTGTAAACAAAGAAACAATAAAAACAATGCCTCTATATATTTCAAACTTAATTTCTTAATTTCCGATTAACATTAAGGTTAATAAGAAATATCGGCTTTTAATACGAAAAGATTTAATGAAATTATTGTTTCTTTGTTTACAGTATATATAAGTAATTAATTTTGAGCACTTTAGGCGTAAACAATGACTTGTTTATATTGTTTCTGTTGTTTACCGCTTTATGAAGTATTTTGCACACAGCCATATAATTACTAAGGCTATGGCGGTTATCAGGTATTCACCAATATTAATTTTTATCTTTTGCCATTTAGTAAGCCGAGCTTCTACAGGGTATGCAACTTGAATTGTATCAACTTTTTCTCGCCAGAGAGTATCATGCTTTTCTATGTATTTATACAAGTATTTATATTTACTGAGATACACGGTATCGCCTTTATGCTCTACATAGATTGAATCTCTATGATATATGCTATCAATTTTGGTCTGAGATAAGTAAGTAGTATCTCTTTTCGTTGTTTCCACGGGCACATATTGAATTGACTTACAGCCATATAATATAGTGGCTAAAAATATAAGTGTAATTATTCTCGCTAATTCTCGCATAATCTTTGAGTTTTATTTGTTATTATTCATATTTAATATAAAAACCATTCTCGTAATAATTTCTTATACACGAGAATGGTTTTTATGTGCTTCAGAGGTCTTTATACTCGTACTTAGCATCAAAGCTGGGGCATGCCTTAGCTGCAAATTCTCTGTGTCCATGAATAGTAGCATTTGGGTATTTTACCTTTAAGCTTTTCAGCAATTCGAGTAAAGATTGCTTTTGAGCCTCAGTGCGCGTATCTTTAGGAGTTTTACCGTCTTCGGCTACTCCACCAACATAACAAACACCGATTGAATTGGCATTTTGACCTGAGCAGTGAGCTCCAATTACGCTTTCGTCTCTGCCTTTATGAATAGAGCCATCGAGCTCAATTACATAATGGTAACCAATATCTTTCCAATGATTGCCATTAACATGCCAATCTCGAATAGTTTCGGTTTTGACGTCTTTTCCTTCAGGCGTTGCAGAGCAATGCACTATGAGTTTATTGATTTTTCTCATTGTCTTTGTCATTTAAGGCGATTATTTTTGTTATCTCATTAAGTATTTCGTGGCCTTGCTCTGCAGTGGCTGCTTGTACAATTTTCTTTACTATATCAGGCACATCAGCTGCATGAGCCTTTTTGCGCTTACTGTTCTCCACAACAGATTTACCCTCAATGTAGATTACAGCTATAGTACACAGAATTGTAGCAAACGGTACTATATAGAATGATAACAAGCTTCCCAGTATATCAAACATAAGAGCGAAAAGCATTAGCCTTACATAGTCGCCTATTTTTGTAACAGTTCTACGAAAACCATGCGACATAAGTGCTTGGCCTAATGCTTTTGCTGTAGTTGTTCCACTCCAGAAGTCCACGATACTACTGACCACCATGAAAAACCAGCAAACTAAGATTATTCCGACTCTAACCGCTATGAAAAACATGAGTGCGTCGATATTCTTGGCTTCAATGAGTTCTAGCATATCAGATGAATTTTTCCCAGTTAATACTTATGGCTTTACCAATTGCATCAGCAGTCCATCTGCAGAATATCATGCCCTCATAGCCATCAGGGTCATTTGCTACTTTATAAGCAGCTCTGAGGCATGATGCTTCATCCTTAAGAGGGTCAGGATAAAGGTCTGCATAGTACATATTAGCAAGATAAGTTACATCTCCATTTGTAACTTTGCTAGGAATGCTCAGGCCTAAACTTTCAATAGACTTCTTGACCTGTGCGGCAGTCCATGAATGGCTTTGGCCATTTGCATTTTTTTCATCATCTTGCTCACATGCTCTGCAAGGGCATCGGTAAAATGATAGCCATGTTTTTTTAACATACTCTGAATATCCTTTTGCAGACATAAGAGCATTCGCTGTTTGCTCGTAAGGTAAATCGAATTTGACCTTATGCTCACCATGAGGAGTAGCTATTCTGCTTTCTACTATCACATCCTCATCATCTTCGTGCTCCTTATCATGATGGTCGCACGTATGATGCTTTACTATGATACATTTTAATCTGTGTCCCATAACTTTTAGCTTTCAAATTTTTTGATGAAATTCTCCATCATTTCCTGCTGCTTTTTCATGAGTTCTTTCATTTCACCGATAGAACCTTCAATCTTGCCGAAGCGCTGCTCTGTTTCTTGCTTTTCCTTATACATAGGATTAAGTTCTGCGAGTAATGAAGGAGCTTTGTCAATGATGTTTTGAGCTTTAGAAGCAGAAGCCAAAACCTGTTCAGCATTTGCCTTTTGAGCTTCAACTTCGCTCGTCAATCCAGATTTTTCTGTTGACAGAACAAGATGCCCGGCATAGGTAACTGAATGGCTTTCAGGAATAGCATAAGTTGCCATTTTTCCATTGGCCTCTATAGTAACATCTACTACCATCTCTGTCTTGCCGGTCTTCTGGTTCATTTCCAATCGAGGAAACGACACCTGAGTGGCTTTGCCTTGAATAAGGCTAAATTCCTGTGTATCAAGAATGTATACAGGATAATTCTGCTTTATATCTTTGAATAACAACATATAGCTTATCTTTTTGAATTGTTAATAAAAAAGAGGGCACTCAGAGAAGTATAAAACTTCCCTAAGTACCCTCAATTTCAATTAGGCTGCTGGTGCAGCTGCTGGAGTGATTGTTACTGTCAGTGAACTATATATAGCCAGACAATTAGAACTACCACAAGAAACATTAGCCAATCGTTGAGTTTGCCCCTCAGCCGATAGTACAACATTTGTAGGCAATCCGGTTTGTTCTTGGAATGCGGCCATGAACTCTTCAACAATAACCTGAGTTGTTGCTTGGCAGCCACACCCTGGCGTTACTATTGTTACAGTAGCAATAACAGGCACAAAAACAGTCGTTCCATTAAAGATTGGAGTACCAGTCTTATAAGTTACGAATGCTTCAGGCTGGTTTGTTGAGTTCTCACAAATTCTACGGCACAGGCGCTCTTTGTATGTTGCTAACAAAGATACTCGGTTGGGCACTTGCGCAGTGGATAATCCCACAGGTGATAAATATACTGCCATATCAGTGTCCTCCTTTAATTAGCAGCCACAGCCATTTCCACAACCGCAGTTATTATTCCAGCCACAGCCACAATTGCAAAGTCTGTTGAAACGCTCGTTAATCAGGTTGTTCTGGCGCTCCTGAGAAAGCTCGAACTTAAGGTCCTGAATTTTCAGAGCCTGTTCGTCTTTCCAGTGGTTGTTCAGCGTGTCGATGATACGCTGAGTGTTGTCCTGACCGGCGCGAAGAATATCGCACTTATCCTGCTGAGCCTGGAAAGCAGTAGACGAGAAGCCCTGCGTAATCGCAAAGCCAAGGTCGCGCTGACCATTGCGGAGCTCACCAGTCTGCTGACAAGTCTGAAGCTGAACATCTGCGCGGAAATCAGCAATCTGACGCTGAGTCTGGCAGCAGCAATTCTGTAAAGCTTGAATGACATTGCAGTCACCGAGGTTAACAGCGTTGATAACACGTTCAGCAGAGAACCCGACTTGCCCGGCAACATTTTGGATAGCTGCCTGTACATCGCAGCAGCACTTCTGTAAAGTGTTGAAGTCGATGTTAAGGGTCTGCGCCAATTGGCTCAAAGCGAAGCCGTTTCCTTGGATAGCCTGTTTGATGCAATCTGCGTTTTGGTTGTCCTGTAACTGGGTGCGAATAGCGTTCAACTGCGCTTGCATTTCAATGCCTTGCGTTGCTACGCCTGCACCGTGTCCGTCACCGCCAAATCCAAAACCACCGTTTCTAAACAAGGCAAGGAACATAAGGTAGGCAAAGGGATTATTCATCCAACCGTTCATACCTCCGTTCATCATTGCCGCCATAGCCCAAGGGCTGTCGTTGTCCCGGCGATAACCGCCGTTTGCCAAAATAGCTGCTGCCAATGCATTGTCGTTATTGTCACGGTCGCAACAATAAATCTTTTCTACTGTTTCTCCCATGATTTGAAGAATTTAGAAAGTTAATAAAAATGGTTAATTATAATTAAGCCTCTCTAGAAAAGGCATAAAATACAAATTATTTTTTATATAAATCTAGCATAGGTTTTCTAAGCCTGTATATTTCTCCTATTGGCTTAATATTAATTTTAGAATTAGCATATTCAATTATTTCCTTTAAATTGGCTAGTGATGGAGTTATTTCATCAATAGTACCACTGTCGTTAAAATCATAACCATGCGTTCCTAATATCAACCATGCCCCTTTTTCTACGGCTTCATCAATGATTGCTTTTATTTGTGTTTTAGTATTTGACACCGAGATACGAATAAAATATCGTTCAAGTTTGTAAGGGTCATGTATACCAACATTATACTTACCTCCTACCGTTATGCCAAATTCCAACCAAGTTTTAACCATTTCTACAGTATCTGAAAAATTTGAACTGCCACCTGGATAAATGATACAAGAATCATTTAATAAGCTATTGTCCTTGAAAACCCTAATGGTCTTAATAAGACTCTGTTCAGTCCAAGCTCTACCTTGATAAGTACCAGCGTTTGCAGATGCATACCATCCTTTATGAACTGGATGAATTTGCATATGGAATCCTTCAAGTTCATACTGTTTTATTAGTTCTAGCTGTTCTTCGCTAAAGCTATAAATGGAATCAATAGGATAATCTCCTGTACCTTGTGTATATTCGGGAATAAGTCCGAAATCACATTTACAACCAACTTCATCACAAATATTTTTAATTTTCGGTACAGATGTCAGATTAAAATCATCGTCCACCCAAGATATTGCAGGAGTGTTATACATCTTAATATATTCATCTTTTAAAGAAATAGTCTGTCTTGTAGACAAAGCTATAATTGGGAAATTATTTATATCAGATATATAAGATATATTCAGTTGATATTCTGATGATGATGTAGCAATGACTGTTTTACCATCATCAACTTCAGACCAATCAATCAAACAATAATTTCCATCTTGTTCAAGTAATTCCAATGATCCTTTTTTATTGATAGAGCTAAATGATACAACTTCGGTAGTTTCACTTTTTGACGAGTCATATAATACTACATTCCATTGTCCTGTGCCAGTTGATGTTGTCACATTTCTTCTTATATTCCCAAGACTAATTGTACCTATTGACGCTTTTTCAGGTGTTATATATAATTCCTTAATTATCTTATTTATTCTCCTTTTTTCCTGTGAACGAATTGAATCATCTTCATATATTGAATGATAATATATTTTGTCTGCTTTCTGCTGCGTTGCAAATCGTTTTGTAGACAAAGCTATAATTGGGAAATTATTTATATCAGATATATAAGATATATTCAGTTGATATTCTGATGATGATGTAGCAATGACTGTTTTACCATCATCAACTTCAGACCAATCAATCAAACAATAATTTCCATCTTGTTCAAGTAATTCCAATGATCCTTTTTTATTGATAGAGCTAAATGATACAACTTCGGTAGTTTCACTTTTTGACGAGTCATATAATACTACATTCCATTGTCCTGTGCCAGTTGATGTTGTCACATTTCTTCTTATATTCCCAAGACTAATTGTACCTATTGACGCTTTTTCAGGTGTTATATATAATTCCTTAATTATCTTATTTATTCTCCTTTTTTCCTGTGAACGAATTGAATCATCTTCATATATTGAATGATAATATATTTTGTCTGCTTTCTGCTGCGTTGCAAATC